AGCGTCTGCAAGCCCCACGTCCTGTACCGGAAATACTCCGGTACCAGTTCACTATCGCCAACACCAGGACAAAACTACATCCTGGCGTCTAGTGTATTTACGAACCGCAAAAGACTCATGACCGAAGTCATAAGCCATCGAACTGATATTAGATTCCTCTAATTCAGTATCGTTCCAGGGAAACGGCACGTCTGTAGTAGCTTCTGCGAAGAAACGCAAGAGCATACTCCAACCGTCTATCTCCTTGATGACTGGTTTCGACTTTACATCTAACACACGATACTCTAGCTTTTGAAGGCTAGGGTTCACGCGTTGACGTATCGTCGAGGGTTCTGCGGGGTAATACGGTATAGAAGGGCAATTAATCATTAGCTCCTTCAGCGGTATGCTCTTATAAATTTCGAGCAATCCGCCTACGATTTTCTCGTAGGTACCATACCAGCCGCGATCGTGAAGTAGGTTGGCGTAAGCCACCCATGACACGAACGCGTTCGGGCAACGGGATGATGTCCAAACTGTCTTGAATTTGACAGGTGTGACGTCGACGCCTCTGTAGGCGTCTAGACCACACGATTCCCTAAAGAATCCTTGGCAACAGCTCTTATCACGGTTTATTGCTAAACCAAATGTTTCGAGCCATTTCATTGCGTCCTCGGATTTTTCCGATGGTACAATGACGTCATCTCCATACACTAAGAAACCGGGAACCTTCCCGGTCGCATCAGCCAACCCAGCGGACAAGATAGACCAGATAGTTAGCGCTAATACGGGAAAGCATACTGCTGACCCCATCGGCGCGAATTTCTCTAGTTTTACCTTCTCTCCACTGGGCAGGGTTGTGAACTGACTCCTACTAGCCAAGAGACACTGAACAAGTGGCTCAGGGAATAGTAAGCGAACAAGACCAACCGTAACACGGTCACTGGCATCTTTAAGATCCAGTGTTGCGTACCGTGCAGTTCTACTGCCCGCAAGGGCCATGAACCGGTTCGACGATTGATCGGTGAAGTACACAACACCCTCAGTTAAGGGGTGTTGTTCTACCAAACCTACAATTGCCCGCATTAATCCTTGCTGAATCCATTGGAAAGCCTTTGGTTCAGCTGAGATCAAGCGTGGTCCTCTGGAGTCCTTTGGCACGAGACAAACCCGTGCCGAGGTCTCTTCAAACCTGAGGTCAGAAATGACTTCAGGCCTGTCACAGATATGTCCAAGCGACGCCGTATAAAAGGCGTCAAAAGGATACATCTCCAACGTCCGGGGGGAGATACTATCAAACCGATATTTGTCCCATGGTGTATGCTTTTCAGCTACTGCACCAGGTCCATGTTTCGGATGTATATCCCACGGATTGAAACCAGCAAACAACCTGTGAAGGTTGCGTCTGGCCAAACGAATAACTCGGGATACTGCCTCAGGTTTAATCCTGCTGTAGTTCTCGGGTTGGCATGCAACGAGATCGGCGATTTCGCCGAACTGTCGATTAGATAAGGCGATGTCAGCTTCGGTTTCTATAAACCGATCTAACACCTTCTGTTCTAAGTCAGGGCTATACGGTATAGCGTACTTATAAAAACAGTACGCGATTTGCCGCACGGCTTTGATGCTTGTCACACAGGGATCCGGAAGGACTCTGCCGTCGTTAGTAAAGATAAGTTCGAAGAGCTCGCCGAGAAAAATCGGTAGCTCACTGTTAGGTCGGGTTTTAAAGCCCAATCCAACAAGGTTCAACTTATCCGTACTTGACAACGCCCGATCAAGGGCTTTGCCTAGACGCGGTAGGGATTTCGTGAGAAACCCCATTCCTTCCCGTGCATATCGGCTCTCGACTTTTCTTGTCGTAAGCTTCAATGCACGTACTGTGAATACCTCACTACGTGACGTATGGACGTCCTGCAGCAAGGCGGCGATAATGATAATTTCATTGTCTTGGCTCTTAATGGTACCCATAACGGGCAACCTCCAAGAGCATGTAGCCACGCTGCAAGATACTAGTTAATGAATGTACTGCCATATTCGAGATCTCCCGTCAATTGACGGTACATCTCGATACTCTGAATCAACCGCCCCATGAAGTGATCACCATATATACCCGCAGAAATGCGGATAAGGATCCACTGCCCCCGATTCATCTTAATAGATGTCGGGGTCCAGTGTATACTAATGGTTACACCTTGTGAGCGTTTTGACGCATAAGTGTTCCAACTACGGATCCATTCCTCAACGCTTTCGCGTTCGGGGGTGATGGAGAGAAGCCCGGTGCTACCAACAGGTAGATCACCATGCTCGTCCGGCGCGTTTTCCTTCGCACCGTACAGGTTAGATGTACTTTCGTACGTCAACCTCTTTGCCCTATCTAACATTCCGTCCCATAGCCAATTGGCTGGGACTAAGAGTGTCACGGTGGGACATCCATATTCGGAATATGCGATCTGTCTAGCTGGTCCTATAGTCTGTTGACCGAAGAATAGACAATGCCCTGCCATGCCTGTGAAGGCAAAACAAGGTGTTCGTCTATCTGCGGCCCACAAGGCTGGGAATGCATGCATAGTACGAGGAGAAGGTAAGGTAGAGAAAGCTCCACCCGACCTCCATATCTCGTCTTCTACATGCACCTCGCTCCGAAAGGGAGTGAGGCCAAATGGACAGATTTGGCGATACATGATCTGACCCGACACCGATTGTTTTGTTTTCATTTGATTGTATATACTTTCATTTGTTGACTTAACTCCCGGTGCTGCCGGGTCAGACCAGTCATACCCTGTTAAGGGGCTACGCGTTTAAAGCGTGCCTTGACACAGGCTGTCGGCTCCATGGCCAGAACAGTCGTATAGAATTGTCGTCGTAGCGCCTGTAGAGGCGACAAACGACAACAAATTCGCAACGACATTTTTGACCTCGGACGTAGTTGCCAGATCCCCCACTGGGGCGTCCAGCACTACGTATGCGCTTATCACGCGCGGCGTTCCACTTGTTCCATCGACTGTTTTGTCGACACGAGCAAGGGAGCGGCGACGGCGGCTATCTGCAGCACCTACCTCACTATGTGAAATAGTGATTCGGTGCGGCGCAGATGGCGTTTCTCCCAAACGGGAGAACATAAGCTTCCTACCTTCAGTTGACATGCGCACGAACTCTTGTTCTGCGCCTGTCGAGTCTTTGACTTCATTTGTATTGAGCGTGGTTGGTAACATGCTTGTACTCCAGGATTAAGCACCTGGAATGCTTGGGTTTACTAATCATGCCTTACTAGAAATAAGTAAAGCACTAGCTAGCGTGAACTCTTTCAAGTTCATGCCGCTCGTTTTAAGCGAGCTTACTACGTCCAACCCTTGAGTAGACCTTTGGTAGGCCTCCTCATCAGTCGTTGCGTAAGTCACCATAGAAGACCCGATGTAGGGCGATGCAACCGTCAGATTAATCTGATACGTTGTTAGCCTTCGCACCGAAGTCGACCACAGGTGACCATGTATGACCGTGACTGGATCGAGTGCACCTTCGTCCGCGTTGTCTTTCAGCCATCGGCCTATGCCGAGGAACCAATCGACAACGAAGGACCATCGGATACCATTCCATATGACGGAGGGGCGAAAGCCCCCCGCGCCCATGGAGTCTAGTCTTCCGAGCAGCGTCGAGTTTAGACGCTGATAGTCGCGCAGTTTATAACTGTACGCCATTTGCATTCGAAACATCGGTATGCTATCATACGCGGTGACTCGGCGGAATTTTCGGTACCTACCGACCAGGCTGGATATGCCTTGGTCGGAGTCCGTAGTTTCGTCGAGAGCCACGAATGAATCAGTCAGGGGGCGCGCGAAGCGCTTCACCTGGAGCTTACCTTCCTGATCTAACAGTCTTGCGACTTGTTGATCAGCCAGTCTTGAAGCATCGTAGATGCTTCTAAGATCACGAATCAGGGGCAGGATATTAAACTGCATTTGCAGGTAACTATCTGACCCCGCCTTACCCATTGACCGAACAATTTGCTTAAGTGTACGAGTATTTCTCGTTAACTTAAACAATCGATTATACAGACTTACGTCTGCATATCGGAGTTTGTCAACGCTACGGCCAAGAGACTTGAAGTCTCTCATCTCAGCTATCGTGTTCAATAACGATAATTGAGGGCGGATACCCGGCAACATAGATTTAAAACCTGTGTTGACGAGATCTGCAAGTTCGGGAATAGGCTTAACTAACAGCCTGTCCCCCACTTGCTCGTATATGTCTGGGCGATCAGCCCAGTCAGGTGAGGTTCCTAATAGCAAGCCAGAGTCCGACGGAATTGTCGTCACCCAGAGCCACCTTGGGCTATTCGTACCATGATTGCTCGTGGTATGATAGCTTATAGTGTTTCTAGGGTAATCTGTGACCACTTTAACGTGATCACAAGATTTCCAGCGTCTCCTAACACTCAGATGATTATCATCTGACATATACTCGCTACGCGATTGCCATACGGCATGCGAGAAAGTATAAGGAGGTTTGCTTGAAGTCCCGGTGGGTACCGGAACGACAAACTCACTCAGAGGACCTTGAGACTGCTCTATAGGATTACGGTTCATACATGTGGAACGTGAAGTATTCACTGAGGTACTGCCCTAAAGGGGCAG